GCTAAAAGAATAAGCCAACAGAATACTGAGCAGTCTAAGCTTATAGACCAAAGAAAAAATAACCTACCTCCAATCAACTTTGAGTCTAATGAAGACACGTTAGACGGGTTTGACCTTGCTGAATTTGGTCCTAAATAATGTGTTTTAAAGAAGAATTAACTTTGCATAAAATTTAATCAAATGGAAATAAAAGTTAGAGCCCTTGATGGCATTGAAGCTAAATCAACTCAAGAGATAGAGAAAGAGCTTTTGGATAAGCATGAAGAATCTATTGCCTCGGAAGGGCAGGTTAAAAGCGAAGATGTTAAGTCTGAAGATGAGGATTCAATACAGGAGGGAGATGTTCTTTCATTTATTAATAAAAGATACAACAAGGAGATAAACTCTGTGGATGACTTGTTTCAGCAAGTTGAAACTAACGATGACCTCCCTGAAGATGTCTCTGCGTACTTTAAGTACAAGAAGGAGACAGGGCGTGGCTTAGATGACTTTGTTCGTTTGAATAAAGATTACGATAGTCTAAGTGACGAACAGGTTTTAACTGAATATTATCTAGACACTGAAGATGGTCTTGATAAGGATGATGTAACTGACCTGATAGAAAACAAATTTTACTTTGATGAGGACTTGGATGAAGAGTCTGATATCAAGAAAATTAAGTTAGAAAAGAAAAGAGAACTTGCTAAAGCTAAAAAGCATCTTAATCAGATTAAGGAAAAATACAGCGCACCTCTTGAGTCAAGGGGATTAGATGTACCTGAGGAGGATAAAGAAGCTTACGATGCTTACAAGAAATATGTATCTGAGTCGAAGACGGTTCAAGAGAAGAACAAGCGAAGTGCTGAATGGTTCAATAATGAGACCAGTAAAGTTTTCAGTGATGAATTCAAAGGTTTTGAGTTTAAGGTCAATGATAACAATATAAGATTTTCGCCCGGTGACGCAAAAGAACTAAAGTCAAAACAATCTGACATTATGAACTTTATATCTAAGTTCACTAACGATGATGGGATGATGTCTGACGCAAAAGGATACCACAAGGCTTTGTCCGTAGCGATGAACCCTGACAAGTTTGCTAAGTTCTTTTATGAACAAGGTATGGCAGACGCAGTAGAAGACCAGTCTAAGAAGTCCAAGAACATAAACATGGACGTTAGGAGTGCGAATCAGCTATCTGTTAACTCAGGATTTAAAGCTCGTGCATTGTCGAGTAGTTCAGGAAATGGACTGAAAATAAAAAGTATAAAAAGAACTTAAAAATAAAAAAAGATGGCTGTAGAAAGCGTACCCGGATTTAGTTTACAACCTAGTGCACAACAGGTTGCATTATCCACAAACTATTTAACTAATTTTGATTTTTTAAATCAGTATTTACCAGACCTCAAAGAAGAAGAATTTGAGCGTTATGGCAACCGAAGCATTGCTTCATTTTTACGAATGGTTAGCGCAGAGATGCCAACCAACTCCGATCTTATTAAGTGGTCTGAACAAGGTAGACTGCATGTAAAGTACACAGGAGTAACTGCTGCCACTTACGCTGGTACTGAAACTACTAACACGCTAACTGTTCCTTCTGGACAAGCTAATGGTAAGTTAGCTATTCGTGTAGGTCAAACTGTTATGATCTCTGATGAAACGGCATTATCAAATAAAAGCAACAAGGCTATCGTTACAGATGTAGATTTAGCTGCGAACACTTTTGATGTTGCTTACTACGAAGCAACTCAGGCTGCTTACGTAGCTGATAGTACTCTTACTGTATTTATTTACGGTTCAGAGTTTGCTAAAGGCACTAATGGAATGCAGGGCTCTTTAGAGGCTCAGCCAGATATCTACGACAATAAACCTATTATCATCAAAGATCACTACAAGATCTCAGGATCTGACATGGCTCAGATTGGATGGATCGAGGTTGAGACCGATCAAGGGCCGGGTTATTTATGGTACTTGAAATCTCAGAGTGAGACTCGTATGCGTTTTGAAGATTACTTAGAAACTGCTATGATTGAAGCTGTTCCTGCTGTTGATGGTTCAGGAGCTAGTGACTACCTTCAAGGTACTGCTGCTGGCGCTGGTGTTGCTGACAAGAGTGGTTCTGAAGGTTTATTCTACGTTGTAAATGACCGTGGAAATGTATTTGGAGGTGGTAACCCAACTACTTTAGACGAGTTTGATGCTATTATCCAACGTTTAGACAAGCAAGGCTCTATTGAGGAGAACGCAATCTTCTTGAATCGTCAGTTTGGTTTTGACATCGACGATATGTTGGCTGCTCAAAATTCCTACGGAAATGGAGGTACTTCATATGGGTTGTTTGACAATGACGAGCAGATGGCTCTTAATTTAGGATTTACAGGTTTCCGTAGAGGTTATGACTTCTACAAAACTGACTGGAAATACTTAAACGATCCAACCATGCGTGGTGGGCTTGTAGGTGGAGCTGTCAATGGGATTCTTGTTCCTGCTGGATCAACAACCGTGTATGACCAAGTTCTTGGAAAGAATGCAACAAGACCATTCTTACACGTTCGTTACCGAGCTTCAGAAACTGAGGATCGTAAGTATAAGACTTGGATTACTGGATCTGCTGGAGGTGCTGCTACAACCGACCTTGATGCGATGGAAGTAAACTTCTTATCTGAGCGTGCACTATGTACATTAGGAGCGAATAACTTCTTCTTGTTCACTAACGCATAATAGATTTAGAATATAAAAAGGGAGTCTCTAGGGGCTCCCTTATTTTACTGTAATTAAAATTTAAATTAAATGAAGAAAAAAAAAGTATTAAAGGCTAAAGCCTACAAGCTAGTGGGGGATTTCAAACCCCTTACTTATATGTTGCCATCAAGGCATACGTCAAGATCACCGTTATTACATTTTGACGGAACTTCTAATAGACCTCTACGTTACGCTAAAAACCAAAAAACACCTTTTGAGGATGAGCAGGACGGAAATGTTGTATTAGAGCCTATTGTTTTTGAGGACGGCATGCTTGCTGTTGGAAAAGATAACCCTGTACTTCAGGAGTTTCTTTACTTACACCCACAGAAGGATATGGTTTTCGAGGAAATTGACAATGAAAGAGACGCTCAAGAAGATTTAGAGATAATTAACTACGAGGTTGATGCTCTTATTGCTGCGAAAGAATGTGGTATTGAGACTATGGAGGTTATGTGTCGAGTTCTTTTAGGGTCTAACCCTGAAAAGCTCTCTACTGCTGAGTTGAAGAGGGACATACTTTTGTACGCTAAAAATTTCCCTGAAGAGTTCTTGGATGCGTTAAACGACCCTATGGTTAAAATCCAAAACTTAGTGGCTAGGTGTTTTGAACAAAATAAGTTAGGTTTGAGAAACAAAGGCAAGGATGTCTACTTCAATCTTAAGTCTAATAAAACTAAAATGCTTACCGTTCCATTTGGAGAAAGCCCACAATATATCGTTGCCTCTTATTTAAATACAGAGGAAGGATTGGAAACTTACAAATTACTTGATAAAGTTTTGAATGAATAAATATAAATACTTATATTTGTAACGAAGTTGTTTGTTTTTATCTAAGAATCCCGGCATGCTCTACCCGAAATGCTGGGATTTTTTTTGCGTATCTTTGTAGAAAATCTACATAATGATCAACGAGGTACGTAATACTGTACTTGCTATAATAAATAAGAACAATTACGGATATATATCTCCGGCTGATTTTAACTTATACGCAGAGCAAGCTCAGCTAGACATATTTGAGGACTACTTTTACAACTATAATAGTCAGGTCAATAAGGAGAACTCTAGACAGTCAGGTACGGGTTATGCCGATATCAAGAAAGGGCTGGAAGACGTTATAGATAGCTTTTCAGTTTCCGGATCTTTGACTCAAGTGTCTGAAAATAAGTACAGCCTACCTTCTGACTATTATTTAGTTCAGGACTTGATATATAACAATAAGGTTATAGAGAGGGTGTCTAATAACAAGATGTTATTACTTAACCAGTCAAACCTAACTGCACCAACAGAAACATTTCCTGCATACACACTTAACGGTGCGACTTCTAGCTCTGTGGGTAACACTGTGACAGTGTATCCTGCAACTATAAACGGTGTTGACTATGTGTCTATTCAATATATAAGATATCCAAAAACTCCAAAGTGGACTTATCAATCCCTCTTAGGTGGCGAACCTGTTTTTATACAAACCTCTGAGTATCAGGATTTTGAGCTTCCTACGAGTGACAGCATTAATATAGTATACAAGATATTACAATACTCAGGGATGTCCATCAGGGAAGAGGATATATATAGATACGCACAGACAGGGCAGGTAGAACAACAAAACGAAGAGAATTAATATGTCGTACATAACCGCATATCAGTATTATGAGAATGGGGGCAACACCCCTACGAATGAAAACTGGGGGTCATACCAGTATGTTTCGTTGCCCGATGTAGTTAATAACTTTATGCTAATGTATCAAGGCAATCATGAGTTGATTAACAACATAAACCGATATCAGGTTTTATTTTACGCAAAGCGAGGAATACAGGAGCTTAACTATGATGCATTTAAAGAGATTAAGATACTTCAGTTGGATGTGTCTAGCAACCTTAGGTTTATACTGCCTCCAGATTATGTCAATTGGGTTAGAATAAGCCATTACAAGAATGGTGTTTTGTTCCCTATGACAGAAAACTTTCAAACTAATTATAGTGGAGCCTACTTGCAGGACAATGACTCCAACATATTGTTTGATGAAAACGGTCAAGTAACCAAGCCTGAGAACTCAAAACTAGACTTGGATCGTATAACAGGACAGACTAAAAGTCTATATTTAAATAGCGGCAGTCAGTTTGACATGGAGATGGGATACTTTTATGATGGCCTGTGGTACTTCGACTACTCTGTAGGAGCTAGGTACGGTTTGAATACTGAGACGGCTAACAGGAACAAGGTGTTTAAGATAGATAATAAGGGTGGGGTTATAAACTTTAGTTCTGAGATGGCTGGTGAATCATGTGTCTTAGAATATGTTTCTGATGGAATGGAAACAACATACAATACCACAACCTCAACACAAGTGTCTAACGATGACAAGATAAGTGTAAACAAACTTTTTGAGGATTATATATATGCCTACATTAGGTACTCTATACTAAATAATAAGCTTGGTGTCCAAGAGTATGTGGTTAGGAGAGCTCAAAAGGATAAGTCTGCACTGCTTAGAAATGCTAAGATTCGAATAAGCAACATGCATCCGGGTAAGTTATTAATGACTATGAGAGGTCAGGACAAGATTATA